TGTTATGACTAAACCTTTTACTGTCAAAGTTCCAACTGTTAAAACTGGTTGGCAAAGAGTAGAACCAACTTGGAGAAAGTAATGAGTATAAATAAAAAAGAACAAGCTCATAACAAACTATATAGCGATTTAGACGATATAAGTGCAACAGCTTTAGAATTTTTAAGTCCTATACATGTTTTAGTATCTGGCATAGATTATTATTTAACTCAAGCATATAAGTCTGCTCCTTCGCCAGAGCAAGCGGAAGTGCTTATTAATGCATCTGTAAAAAGAGCAAAGGAGGAAAACAATGGCTAGTGTACCAATGTCACAAAGACTACGAGACGATATAGCTGACGCATATGAAAAACAATTACATCTTGCGTATAGAAAACAACACAATGTGCAGCCTGCTGTAGATTATGTTATGTCTGTTATACAAGATGATGAATTTAATACTCTTGTAGCAACAGCTGAACAATATCAAAATCTTTCACAAAAACTAGAACAAAAACATGGAGACCCAAACAGACGTGGCTATTACAATAGTACTTTAGGTTTTTCTGTAGAAAAAAACTTAATTAGTGAAGTAGATAGCATATCTGTTATATGTAATCCAAATAGGCCACAAGAAAATAACATGACTATTCTTTTTGATTGGTCAACTGCTTATCAAGAAAAAGGTTATGACAACAAAATAGAAAAACATCCATGTAGTGACAATTATGTTGAGGGAGATGTACCTGTGCGTATAGAAAAATTACAATCTTTTATGGCACCTGTAACAACACGTCTTGAACTTAACAGAGGGTGGGGTCAAAATAAATTTTATGCTCCATATGCTGATTGTGCATACGTTATTACTGAACCTAAAATTTGTGAACAACTTATGCCTATTGGTCAAATAGAAGACAAAGCAGCAAAAGACTTACAAGCTTTTAAAGAGTATATTGCAAAAATAACTACACTTAAAAGGTTTCTTGATGAATGGCCTGGTGGTAAAGATTTAGTGCCAGAAGAAGACATACAACGTATGACTAAAAAGGTTGTAAGAAAAAAATCTAACAAAAATACACCAGAAAATATTATTCCAAATGTTTTGAAAGAACAGATGAATGAGGTAATATTAACTAATAAACTATTGGGGGATTAGTTATGAGTATAGAAACTAAGGAAAAACAATGGGAATACAATTCAGAGTATTCTTACGAAGCCAATATGGCAAACTGGATTGACGCTGTTCATTTTGAACGTAGTGTTAATAATGAAACACCATTAACACAAGAACAAGCGGAGATGAAGTTTCAAGAAATGTACCCAAGGAGCGAATATGGGGAGACTTAAAGCAGCAATGATGGACATAGGTGAAGAAGCCATGACTCATGGTATTGAACCTACTGCCAGCAAGTATGCTATGTCTACAGATGATGTTCAAATGTGCATTATGTTTGCATGTGCTTACGACGGCACTTGGACAGACTTTGTACGAGAACACCCAGACTTTGATCCGCGCAACGGTATAAACATTCATTAAAGTTAACTCCCTTGAGGAAGAGCCCTCCGAGGTTGGCAGAGCACGTGCAAAACGCGATAGAGACAAAACCGGCCATCGCGCAATGAGAGGGAGATAGGGAGTTATTCAAACATGCCAAGGAGTGGCATTAGTATAGCCCAAGATTCGGTGTTCCGGCTTGGGCTATGCGTCTTTAACTTAAGATACGTATATCCAAAGTTCAAGTGTACCAGTTGCAACGTCTGAACCCGGAGCTACTTGACAGAGAATATCAATAGTATCATCTGCTGTATACTCTTTAGGTATAACGTTTGCATCAGTTTCATCACCAACACCAGTTTGTCCACATGTTGAACCATCGATGTAGTAATCTGTATCAGAACCATCACCAACGTCCCATACAAGAGCTGTACCGCCATCTAGATCACTAGACTTAAGGAATACTCCATGGACTGTTTCACCAGCAAAGACATCTACCATTTGATATACGTCATTTGCATTAGGTGCTGCGCTTATTGTGATTTTTCCCTTTCTTACACCCATGTTTCCACTTGGAAAAGGTTTGAAAGTTTGGTTACCACTAACCATATCGCTTGTAAATGTTGCCATTTTTTCACCTTTAGTTTGTATATTACATCACCATGATGTAATATCTATAGTCATAAAGACAAGAATAAGTTTTGTCAAGTTTAATTAACGGAGTAATTAAATGCCCCCAAAACATGTTTGGGTTAAAAGAAACCCTATACATCCATATACATACAATAATCCCGATGATTTACCATACATACAATGGAAGTATGTAAAGCTTTCTGTTGCATACAATATGTATACCAGTAAACAAATTGGTTGGGAGCGTGCAAAAAAACACGAGTACGAAGACTGGTGTATAAAAATGCAAAAGTTCAAGGAGGAACTGTAATGCAAAAAATTTATTTAGATTTCGAAACTTACTATGATGTGCAAGTAACTCTTAGTAAGATGTCAACAGTTCAATACATTAACCACCCTGATTTCAAAGTTTGGGGCGTAGGAATAAAGGTTGAAGATAATGAAACCGAGTGGTACTCAGAAGATGAAACCCCCTCCGTTTTGGAACAAATCGATTGGGCTAATACTGCCGTCGTTTGCCATAATACATTATTTGACGCTTACATTCTTACACAATACTTCGGGTACAGACCTGCGTTTTATTACGACACTGCGGCCATGAGCCGGGGTTTGTATCCGAATTTATCTGCTCGACTAAAAGATTGCGTCGTGCGTGAATTTCCATCAGATCTTTCTAAACGTAAGGGAGAAGAACTGGTAAACGCCAAAGGCGTACGTGACTTAGATCCTGAGCTTGACGCACAAATAGGCGAATATTGTATACAAGACGTGGACCTTACTTATGAGCTCTTCCAAAGCTATGTTCGTAATTATCCGGACAAAGAGATCCGCATCATTGATTTGACTGTACGAATGTTTGTAGAACCAAAACTTATATTAGACCGTGGACTACTGACAACTTACAAAGATGATATAGCAACTCGCACAGAACAAGCGATCCTGGCTTCGGGTACTACACGAGAGGTTCTTGCTTCACAAGTTAAGTTCAAAGAATACCTTGAGTCATTAGATATTGTAGTGCCTACAAAGAAAAGTCCAACTACAGGCCAACAGATACCTGCATTTGGTAAGAACGACAGTGCCTATATACAAATGTGTAACATGTACCCAGAACATTCGTGCGTGTGGGAAGCCCGTGAGCTGGTAAAGTCACGTATAGAAGAAACTAGAGCTCAACGATTTATTGACTCTACCAACCCTGATGGTACGTTCAGCGTACCGCTGCGTTACTATGCCGCACATACAGGTCGTTTTGGCGGCTCGGACAAAATTAATCTGCAGAACCTGCCGAGAGGCTCAACACTTAGGCGTGCAATCATGGCCCCTCAAGGACAACGATTGTACATAGCTGATCTGTCTAATATTGAAGCACGTATGCTAGCCTGGCTGGCTAAAGAGCACGAACTCGTGCAAGCTTTCGCGACAGGTCGTGATGTTTATTGTGAATTTGCTTCACAAATATATGGTCGCACAATTACAAAAGAGGACAAGCTAGAAAGATATGTAGGTAAAACAGCTATACTCGGTCTGGGGTACGGAATGGGGGCCGATAAGTTTAAGC